CAGGTCCGTGACTTTAGCCAGCGGCGACCCCTCCGCGTTGTCCGCCTTCGCTCGCGACTTGCTCGGCAGCTGCTCACGCACCTGCTGAGCGACGCGAATCTCGCTCACCTTGCCCGTCGGGCTCGCCTCTCTGGCGTCCGCCACGGCAGCGGAGAAGAGTTCGAGTCGAGCGACCGTATCGTCGTTCTCGAAGCGGTCCCGCCCCCGCCGCTGCTCACCCGTGTCAGGATCTGACGGCAGCGCATCACACAGTTTCTTGGCAGCGGTGTATGCCGTCGGTGCGGTCAGCCCCTTCGACTCGGCGAGCAGCGAGAGTCCGCCGAGATCGCGCAGCGCCCGGATGATCGATGCGTCGATGCCCCAGCGCATGTCCAGCCCCTGAGCACCGACGACCTTGCCATCGCGGATCGTGGTCGCAATCGGGAACCCGAGCGCCTCACCAAGCCCCTCGCCATCAGTTGCCCGGTAGACGTAGATGCCCACCTCCCGATGCGAGTCCAGCACCTTGCCGGTGCGGTCGTTCAACCGCTTGACGGCTGGCAGAGCCGCTTTCGTCAGCTCAGCGAACCGAGCTTCGGCCAGCGCCATCGCGTCATGGCTGAGCTTCTCGATCTGCTGTGGGTGCGCCGCCTTCGGCGCGTCGTTCGTTGTCTTAACCATCGTCTTCTCCGTTCGGGTGATCACCCGAATGAGCAATGAGCAACCCGACGCCACCAACGCGGCGACGTCCTCGACTCACAACCCTATTAAACCACACCTTGCACGGCTGGCAACCTATCACGACTCGAAAATTTTCGGCCTCCCGTTGGTCGGCCAGGGGCAATTAAACACCCCGACGCAACCTTGCGTGGGGTAACCACTTAGAGAGCCTTTGGCATCCCTTTAGCGGACGCGCCGTGTGGCGCGGCGATTCCTGGTAATCGTCTCGCTTCGCGAGGCGTTTTCTTGGAGCCGCTTCGCGGCTCATGCGGCCCCCCCAAGGGGGTTCCGCAGGGCGACAGCCTGTTTATTATAGGCTTTCAGATTTTTTCACCAAAACATTCTTGACAGACGGTCACCAATCTGATATCCTCAATGCATCCTTTAGGAATCGAAGTGACACTACCAGCGAACGTCTGGTCAAAAGCCAAAGAGGAAACCATCGTTAGATGTTCTTCATCCTCTTTGATAATCCAGCCTAGAGTTTCTATAGAGACAGGAGCCATCTCCTCGATTTCTTCTAGGCTTGTCCAAGCTCCTTCAAGACCTTGGATGTCCTTCCAGACTACGCGGACAAGCCTATACTCGTCCATTAGTACTTAGTCGCCTTTTTTCGGTTAGTCTTACGAGATACAATACGAAGGTTGCTCCTAGCGTTGGAGCCTCCATTCTTCATTGGTTTCTTGTGGTCTACTTCTCTGGGATCTCCCTTTTTCAACCCCATCTTACGTCTTGCGCGGTTAGCCGCTGCACGGTTCCTGCGAGCCTTGGGCTTACCGTGGAACTCTCGGTATTCCTTCTTGTAGTCTCTAGGTTTATCCATGGTGGGTGAGGGGTGGGTGTAGTAGGAAGGGGCCTCCTTGGAGGGCCTTTAGTAAGCCAATTAGAACCAGCTGAGGGGCCTAGGTTTACGACCGAGGGCTCCCTGGGCAAACCGCTCTAGCTCGTCTCTGAGAGCCTCGTCTTTCCGGTGAGCAATCTGGTCGTCGGCATCCTGAGCCATCTGCTCGGCCCAGTAGGCGACTCCCATGGCTAGGACATCCAGCCGGTCGTCGTGAGCCAGGGCACCCCTGTGGCGGGTCACGCGGCTCATCTGGTACATCAGCTGATACCGTAGTGCCTTCTCAGGCATCATGTGTCTGGTAGAATCGTAGTCATTCTCAATGACCTTCCTGTCGATAACTAGCTTGTGGCTGTTCATCACAGGCTCCAGGGTATCGCAGATGCGACGCTCCTTTTGGACACTGTGTCGAACCTCCTCACAGGTGACCCGGTAGATCTTAGCCAGCACAGGTTTCAGCAGCTGCGTGAACATGCCGTCTCCGAAGTTCGACTCAATCCTGATCAGATTGACCTCCTGCTCCTTGGCAACCATCGCTAGACGCTTCAGCGTGTCCTCAGAGTAGCCCCCTGGCATACCCCCGGCATCTGTGACAAACAGGAACCCGTTGAGCATCTTGACGACCGCGTAGGAGGTCTCGTCAGCACCCCGGCCAGACGGGTCAATCGCCATCACTGAGCCCGTGTAGGGAGCCCAGGATCCGTCACCTAGCGTCACAGGCCCGTAGAAGCGATCTCCGGGCATTCCGACGTTAGGCAGGTCTTGGATCACATTATCCGACGAAGTCGCCCAGACGGGCTTCTGGGGGCCTTCTCGTGGATTCAGGGACATAACCACCAAGTCAGCCAGCTTGAGAGGGTATCGGTCCAGGTCATTCATGCTCGGATCCAGCATGAACTGGAGGGCGAACCCTGTTCGACCGTAAGACGCCTCACGTTCCATCAGGTCTTCTGCATCGAATCGCTTGGGGTCCGTAGGCTGACCCACTAGCTCTTCGTCTTCCTCTACTTTGGAAAAGATGGTAGGAGCTAGCTGGTCTCCATACCGCTTTAACTGAGTGGTTCGAGGATACCGGGCAGGCCAGATCCGTGTCTTGAAGCCCCGCTCAGGCAGGGCAGCGTAGATGGATCCTTCCGTCTGAGGCGTCCCCAGGAACAGGATGGCCCCGTCAGGCTTGAGCACTGCGTCGAACTCCTTGATTGCCTCAGACAGCTTGTCGCGCATCGTCTGGGTCTGGGAGTTGTTCATGGACTCTACGTCGTCCGCGATGATCAGGTCTGCACGGGCACCCGTGATCTGCGAGGTGATGCCCTTGGACACCACAGAGGGGGCGTGAGAAGCAGGAGCAGGGCCGACATCGAAGGCAACCTTACTGTTGCGCTGGTTCTCCGTAGGGATCAGGTGCCTCAGTAGAGGCATATCTGTGATGAGACGGAGGGTGAAGGTGCTGAAGTCGTCTGCCCGCTGCTTCGATGCGGACACCACCAGGATGTTCTTGGTGGGGTCCAGCAGCAGTTGGTGAACTACGAACGCTGAGGTAATCCAAGACTTCCCGACACCACGGAACGCCTGCACCACCCGACGCTTCGGGCCATGCTGGATGTATTCAGCGATGTCGTATTGGATTGGAGTAGGGTCTGGGAGGTTGAGGTGATCCCAGACCAGATACAGGAAGTTCCTGAAGTCCCTCAGTTGTTCGTCTACCATTTCACGCGATTAGCCCAGTATGCAGCAGACATCTTACCCTTAGCAATGTTGCGACGATGTCGCGCCTTGAAGCTAGCACGCTTCTTACGCATTCGCTCGCCTTCGCCCTTCTTCGGCTTGCCCGCAGTCTTAGCTCCCTGCTCGCCAAAGCGGATCGTCTTGATCTTGCTACCTACCTTGGCGACGACAATGTGGGACTTCTTAGGGTGGCTGGGGGTTCGCTTGGGCTTGTTGTAGCCTGACACTCCTGCGCGTTTGATTCGCAGGTCTTTCTTTGCTTTAGCCATCGGCAACCTTTTTCATGTCTACGTTAAAAGGGAGGGTCTTTGCGAGATCAGCAAGGGGTTCGCTCTGGTCAAGACCAGCGTCGATCCCATTGTCCTTTAGGAAACCTCGGGCGACGTTCAGGTCGGCTGAGGTGGCGTCCCCAGACAGCACGCGACGGAGAAGCTCCTCCGCTACGGCGCTGTGAAGATCGCTGAGATTCTTGTTTTCCATGGTTCACGAGGTAAGAAATCTGACGAGTAAAGAAGTAACAGCACCAGCAGCCGCAGCCCCTCCCATGATCCACGCCTTGTAGTGCTCCAGTGCCCGAATCCGCTCATCGTGAGCGTTTAGCTTTTCTCCTTGAGCCGCCTGTCCCTGAATTAGAGCGTCAACCTTTCCTTCAAGTCTGCCTAAAGCTAACAAAATATCGTTGTCCACCATTACGTGTCTCCGATACGTGTGAACGTAAAGTGAGTCTCGTTGTAGCTAGAAGTGCCTCGAAGATTGTTGCTGGCACCTGCTTGGTCAACTACAAACTTAACAGCTACATTTGCTACATTGGTAACGTCAACAAGAGCAGACATCGAAATGCTGCATTCGGGAAGAGAGTTAAGGCCGCTTTCAAAACCTCTTGCAATTATGGTGTAAGTCGGAGTCTCGTTGGTTAAATCATTAGTTAACCAGATTTGACCTTGACAGCTTCCAGTGGTGACTGTGTGGTTGACCGCAAAGACAGCCTCAACTTTATAGATTCCAGTCTTCGGGAACGTAAAGATCCCGTTCGTGTTTGTCATGGAGTCGCCCCCAAGCTTAAAAGCACGACCAAGATTGGTAGCGATGGGGTCGTTATCGCCCGCGATGTTTGCAGTAAGCCGCCATTGATCTACCATGGGCGCATAGTAAACCGAAGGAATGGCTCCCTGGTCGTTTAGTTGAACAACTTTGCCCGAATTTGCGGTGTCAAGAGGAGTGCCGTCGTTAGTAGCTGATTCTGCTACTTCCTTTAGCATTCCGGTGCTTACTTTTGTAGTCATGTCAGGGTCAGGGGTTGGGGGAGCGTCTTCCTCTTCAGGGGGTTCAGTGTAAACTTCGAATGCGCCAGCGTCTGGCACCTCGTTTCTTGTGGTCGAGGCAATGTCGTCAGAAGGCAGACCGGTTGCATTTTCGACATAAGCGAGAGCTAGGTTGTCTTCATCGTCTACAAGAGAAAAATCTTCTTTTGTCTGACGGGTTGCAGAGCCAGAACCTGTAAACGATACTTCTCCTGCGGCTACAGCTGCGTCGTAGTTAAACGTGGCTTCATAAGTAGCGTTCGTGACGGAGTTGTTAGCCCAGAGAGCGTGTTCAGCCGATGTTTCAGAAGTAATGCAGTCAACACTTGACCCGCCACGGGCGTAGTTTCCGGCTCCGTATCTAACAAGGTTGCCGTCAAGAAGGCTGCCTACTGAATTATCGATAATGCATCCGCGAACATCAGCACTCCCGTTAACCGTTGCGCTACTTCCGTCGCCCTGAAGCTGAAACTTTACTCCAGCAAACGTGCTGTTTATAAGAGTCAGGTATACATCCGAGTCATTAGTAGAACTAAAGCTAACATTTAGCAGGTGCGATTTACTGTTGTCGCCTGTTGATTCTGCTACACAGTTTGTCCAGTTCATCAAGAAACGACCGGGCTGGTTTTCGGCATAAATGCACAGAAAATCTGCAAGGGTAACCATGCAGTTCACGAAACTCAGCGTAAAGTCTCTAGCAATAACTGTTGATCCCCCTGCAAGTTGAATGGGCCGCTTAGGGGTAGGACATTCAATAACAACATCTTTAAACTCAAGAAGAGTATCTTGGGTGCGGTTAAAGAACTGAAACCATCCCGATGGGTTTGCAAACTTAGCGCCTGTAGTCCAGTCGCCGTCTTGAGCAGTCTGACCTCGAATGCGAGCAGTAAAGTCTACCGCATTCCAGCTGCCCATGTAAGCTGCCCAGTCATGCGTCCCATCTAGCATGACCGCTTCTTCAACATCTCCTGAGGCTACCTGGGTTCGCCTAGCTGCGTACCAAAGAGCAAGAGTCGAGTAGTCTCCTCCGGTTCCAACTGTGAAGGTGTTAGTTGCCATTTAAATCCTCCAGAGTCAGGCCGTCTGCAAGTGACACGGCAGCTACTAGCTGATCTGTAGAGGCAAGACCCCGCGTGCCCGTCGTCAACTGCGACTGGATGGGTGCGGGGAAGGCCGTCACATCAATCTGGGTAACCCCTGAGACTGACGGCTCGTTAAGACCAACAGCGTCTGCAATCCGCTGTTTGACGGTAGCTGCATCGTGCTCTACGTCGATGCACTTGAAGGGGGCGTTAACAGAGCCTGACCAGTTAGCAGAGTCAATAATCGCATTCCCTGCGTGAAGCCTGTCGGGGATGATGTCAGCGATAACGCCAGATTCAGTTTCAAAAAGAACCTGTGACATCAGCGAATCCTCCTAAGGGAAATGCGATTTCTACTAAAGGTAAACTCATCGCTTAAGTTGCTATACGCAATAATCCTAACATGGTAGTTAGGATCGTTTAGCGGGGGGTTACCAGCGCCTGGAGTTATAGTTCCCGTAGGGTCGTAAAGCCCTACAGCGCATTCAAAACTTCCGTTTGCCGAGCCGCTCGTAAAGGTTTGCCAGTAACCGTCATTCAGATTGGCCCAAGTGTTAGAACCATCTCCGCTGGTAGCAACAGGTGTTGTTGGCGGGTTAGCTGAAATAATGTGCTGAACCCTAATTACGCCGTAACTGGCCGAAGTGGGACTACTAGTAACTCCTTCCCACCTAAGTATCCATATTCCTTGAGTGATGCTATACCAATCATTAATAACATCCCAGCCTAAGCCACCGTTAGGTGTGTGGTGAACATCGACAAGCTGAACTGGAGCAGCTACAGTAGCATTAGCAGTGAAACTGTTGGGGTGGAAAAGAGTAAAGTCTCCCCCGGTCGTGGCAACAATGCGGGCATCAATGTCTTTCTTAGTGACAACTTGGTTGAGCGCCGCATTAGGCCAATCCAACACATCGTTAGTAGACCCGATGTGAAGCGTAGCTGGCTTGTCGTCAAACTCTCCGGTAGCCGCAAATCCACCTTGGTCGCTGGGAATCTTGAATCCGAGAACCTGCACTGAGTCAGGTTGGACCTTGATGTGAGGCCCTGCTCGACGGCTAGTATCGTCAGCCGTGAAGTAAATAGAGCCGGGACCGCCGTGGGCTACACCACCGCTGCCGTCTCCACCGTGGCCCATCAACGGATACCCCGATGAATTAAAGAGAATAGCAGCGGATTGGTTCCCGGTAGGAATCAATCCAGCGTCTCCATCATTGATGCCAGCCGAGTAGTTCTCTAGCTTGATGCGCTGAGTCAGGTTGAGACCGTCCTCACCGATCTCAACACCCGATGCGCCAAAGGCAATCTCGTTCCCAGCGGTGATCTGGATGTCGCCAGAGATCGTAGACGCGCCGCTGACATTCAGGGTCGTCGTGATGACACCTTGAGCGTTGAGGGAGCCAGCAAGAACCAAAGCCCCTCCGTAGGTAGCTTTGAGAGCCGTAGTAACAGACCCATCAGTGCTCAGGCGGTAAACAGAGATCGCTGGGTCAGTTGAAGCTGGGTTTGCGGAAATGCCTTGCATCTCCACGTTTGCTTGATTACTTGCAAGCTGTACCTTAAACCCGTATTCGTCGTTCTCCACAGATTGACTGGGAGTAGTGTCAATCTTTCCGAGTTGGAAATCAGTCTTTCCGATCTTAGTAACAAACTGATCGTTCTGCACACCGTCGCCCAACAGCATTTCGCCGTTGTAGTCAACGCGATACAGAGGGTTATCAAGAGGGTCTAGGACACTGACTAGGTCTACAAGTTGACTTGTCTGTGCCTTTACTCGTAAAGCAGCGTTTGTTCCGTCCGAGATGAATGGCGTAGACAGCACCTGTCGCCGCGTCCCGAAGTTACGGACAGCTACCTGGACTCCGTTTTGGACGTTTCCTGCACCACTTAAAAGACGAAGC